ACACCTTATCAGACCGGGTTATTTGTTTATAGTAAGAATGAAATAACAGCTTATATCTCCAGCCCTTTTGCATATGATGGCGGTGTTATCATGCCTGGTGTTTATATTAAAACAACCGTGAAAGGAGTTATATGATTCGCTTTGATATGAATAACAGGGACCATCAATCAGTAATCAAGGCCATAGCGCATTTACAGTTTACGGATGATTTCAAGAGATATTCTAATTTTCTTCAATCACAACTGGATGCGCTCCGTATTAAAAATGACAATTGCATTGGGGACCAACTCAAATGGAACCAGGGTAAATGTCAATGGGCGCAAGATGTTCTTAATCTCCCGGAAATTGCACGTAATATCCTTAAAAACAGCCATTAAAACACCCTTTTACCTATATAGCCTTATATAGGTTGGCTTTCGTTGCACGATCATAAAACCATCTTTAGAGTGAATCATAACGGACACCGCAGCTTTAACGGCTGGCGACCCACATTTAATTAATTTCATAGAGACACCCTGCGTTTGACCGCTGATACCAGCGATACCAAAATACACAGGACCTCGAAAGGAAAAAAATGCAATTACCAAGTGCAGTGACGAAGGCCGCTAAAAAATCAGAGGTTCTTCAAAAACAACTCAAAGAGGGAAAACCCCAGGACCCTGCAGGGACTACTCCAGTAAATGGAACCCCGCCAGATAACCGGGACACTTTACCACTACAGGTTGACCCACAGACACCAGCTCCAAACGCAGACACTCCACAAACCCCGCAGCCAGGAGAAGAGGAAACTTTTAAGCAGAAATATTTAACCCTCCAGGGTAAATATAATGCTCAAGTTCCTGGTTTACAGCAAGAGGTTAGGAACCTGAATCAGAGCATGTCAGAACTGCAAGAGCAGATTAAAGAATCTGCCAATCAACCCCAAAACCCACAAGATACCGTGGAAGGTAAAGACTCGCAACTTGACCCGGAAGTTTTTAAAGAATATGGCGATGATTTCGGAGCCTTGATTGAAACAATCCAAGGTTTACAGAATCAGAATCAATCTTTAACAGACCAGGTTAAGAAGCTTTCTGGCGATGTAACGCAGACAAAAGAGAGTCAGGAACAGAAGGATAACGCTGATTATAATGTTTATATGGGCCAGGTAAGGGAAAAACTTACTGCCCTTGGTTCTGATTTTGATGCGTTAAATACTGATCCCCGCTTTTTGAATTATCTGAGACAATACTCCGATAATGAATCTGAATCTCGTTTTACTAAATTGCAACGTGCAGAAGCTCAGCGGAATGTTTTAACCACCATGGATATCTTTAAAGAATATTTAGGCAATAAAACTCCAGACCCGCAACCGCCTCCAATAACACCGCCCAATATTCAACCACCCACAACACCAACTGGCGCAGATATAACTCCTCCACAAGAGCAGAGTACAAAACAGTGGACAAGAGCAGGCATTAAAGAATTTTATGCAGATAAAACCGCTGGTAAGTTTAAGGGTAATGAAGAGAAGGCAACAGCTTTGGAACAAGATATTTTCTTGGCGCAGAAGCAGGGAAGGATTCTTGCCTGATAGGAGACTATCATGGTTTATCCAATTGATGCAAGTTTAGGTGCGTATGACACCAGTAATGGCCTTTCCGGCAGTTACATTCCTGAGATATGGAGTGGAAAACTGATCGAGAAATTTTACATGGCAACCGTGTTCGCTGCAATCAGTAATACTGATTATGAAGGCGAAATTTCTGCTTATGGCGATAAAGTTCAAATTAGAACCGTTCCTGATATCACTATCAACGATTATGAGGTTGGTCAGTCTCTCAGTTATGAAAGACCCCGTTCTGATAATGTTGAATTGCTTATCGATCAGGGTAAGTATTACGGAGTGGCAATCAATTCCGTTGAGCAGAAACAAAGTGATATGGAGTATGTTTCCAAATGGGCAGAGGATGCTGCTGAACAGATGAAGATTTCCATTGATTCTGACATCCTTGCCGCACTTCCGGCTTTGGCTGGCAATAGCGGTATAACTGCCGGTGCTATTTCGGCAAATATTGATCTGGGTGTTGCTACTACTGACGGCTCTACCGCAGAAATACTTCTTACCACAACCGTCATTCCCAAGATTGTAGAGTGTGGACAGGCGCTTACTGAGCAGAACGTTCCTCAGACTGGTCGCTGGTTTGTTATTCCAGCATGGTTAGCAACCCGGATCAAAACTTCTGAGCTATCAGAAGCCAGTTATTCCGGTGACGGAGTTTCCATGAAACGTAATGGTCGTATTGGCGTTATTGATACATTTGAAATTTTTGTATCAAACAACGTCCTGACTACAACCGAAACATCTGTTACTTGTTACAGCGCTCTTTTCGGTCATAAATCAGCATTGACGTTTGCTTCACAGCTTACTGAAAACGAAATGATCCCAAATCCTGATGACTTCGGTCAGCTCATGAGGGGATTACAGGTTTATGGTTATTCGGTTATCAAGGATACATCCCTTGGTCATCTGTATTGCAAAGCAGACTTAGCATAAGTTTGTAAGCAAGTTTCCAGGTTAATTATATGGGCCTGGATTAATCTCCGGGCCCATTGTTTCAATCCTTATATAGGGAGATAGAACGATGAAAATGAGAATGATTAAAGAATGTATTTCTCAAACACTAAATGCAGCCGATTTTACTGATGCCACAGCCACCACAGGAACTCTTGCTTTTACAGAGAAACTACCAATAGGTGCAATGGTGCTTGGATGGAAAGCCGTTGTTACTGGTGCTTTTACTGGCGATTCCTCTTGTGAGATTTCAGTAGGTATATCGACAGATGCAGACAAATATTCAGCAGACACAACCGAGAATGCTTTTGCGGCCGGTACTTTCGGCTCACTTGCTCTTGCTGCTGATTCAGTAACCGGGTTAGGGGCAGAATTAACTCCGTTCGTTACTATTACGAGTGCAACCAATATGACTTTGGTAATAGCTGATGCAACAGGCGAAATGGTTGTAACCATCTATTACATTGACACCAAATAGGGTTAACCAAGCCTTATATAGGAGATAAAGATATGAAAACTCATTATATTAAAAAGTTGGTGTCTCAAGCCTTAAAGATTGCCGATTTCGAGGACAATGAAGATACTACAGGGTATGTCGATTTTGACGATGCTTTACCTATTGGAGCTATGGTTCTTGGGTGGAAGGCTGCTGTATCGGAGGCGTTTGAAGCCAGTACCGTTTATACGAAGGTAGCTGACGGAGACACGCTCGCCTTTGTGCAAACCGGGGATGCTGATACAATTACCGATTCCGAGAATGGGTTTGTCACGGCAGGCTTTGAAGCCGGTGACGTTATCACTGTTGCCGGGGCTACATCTCCCCATGGTGCAGGGATTGCAATTGTAAGTGTTGCCGCAGGGACCTTGACTCTTGGTGATGATGTCCTTGCCGCAGCAGAGCCCGGGATTGACGGCGTTTCTTTAACCGTAACCTCAACCGCTGCTATGGAAGTTGGGATAACTGGTGATGTCAATAAATATTCTGCAGATAGAACAGAAAGTGTTGCCGTTATAAATACAACATTGGGGTCTATGGCATTGGCCTTGGATGCTGTCACAGGTTTTTCCGCTGAAAAAACTCCAAGAGTCACCGTCACAGAAGGCGGTAATTTCGGGGCGCTTGATACTGGAGAAATGATCGTAACGGTATATTACCTTGATACCAGAGATAATTGATAATTTTTAAACAAGGACCCGCTACCTTGGGGAGGGTGTAAAAACCCTCCTACCTTTAATCTTTAATTTTAATCAAAAAGGATAAATACAATGAAATTTATGAGAAACAAAGAAACCGGGCAAGTAGTTGGTTGGAATAAACAACTTGATAAATTGAAAGTAATGGTTCCATGTGAAGGGCCTTCAGGTAAACCTGTTAAAAAGGTTGAAAAACAGGTCAAACCAGCTCCGGTTCAAGACATTAAACCTCCGAAGACTGAACCCTCAAGCGATTTGCTTTCTAAAGATGAAGCTATGACCATAGTTCAAAAATGGTTCGGCAGGCCTGTTGATAAGGTTAAAGTTGGAGACCTCTATGCCTACGCTAAAGGCCGGTCGGCTGAGGACTTTCCAGAAAAAATGACCAAACTTCAAATTGTTACCAAACTTGCAGCGGAGTTGGCGGTAAGAGAGGAATAATCAGCCATGACTATTACAGGCGAAGAACTGTTAACTGATATAGGATCTCTTTTATTTGATGAAGAGGGCGATGTTTGGGATGATGATTTAAAGGCTGGCTTTACAAATGAAGCAATTGGCCTGGTTGTTCTTTTCAGACCTGATGCGACAGCCGTAACAGAAACCCTTGCTTTAACGGCAGACATTCCAAAACAGACTATTCCTACAACAGGAGTCAGATTCCTTGATCTTATCAGGAATATTGACGGCAGGCCCATAAGGAAAATCAAAAGAGAAGAGATGAACGAGGCTGTTCCAGCCTGGACCACAACAGAAACCAGTACAGCCATTGAGCATTTCATGTTTGACGAAGAGAATCCCGAAACATTCTGGGTTTATCCAGTTCCTACAACTGCTTTAGAGGTTGAGATAGTTTATTCAGATGCTCCCACTGAATTTACGGTTGATTCGGCAAGCCTTGGTATTTCAGATATTTATCTTGCACCAGTCAAGGATTACATTATGTATCGGTGTTTGAGTATGCACACACAGGGAGCAGATGCCGGGAAAGCAGCGGGTTACTTGAATAATTTTTATACTGCATTGGGAGTTAAGGCTCAAAGCGATGCAATTTTAACACAGGTTCAGGGGGTATAAATGGACAGGTTTATTGATTATGTAATGCCAGAAGTACCAGGATGCCCACAGCCTTTGATAAAACAGGAACTTTTAAGGGTGGCGATTTCCTTTTGTACTGACTCATGGATATGGCAATTAGATGAAGAACATGAGGTTCTTGATGGTAATTCCACGATTACCTTGACGATTGCAAGTGGACAAGCGGTTACAGGATGTCAGCTTTCAATAGATGGTAGCGGATTCAACGAATATACACGCAGCGCAGAGACAGTCACCCTGGATGATGCCAGAACAGCAGACACGACATTTGATACCACAGTTTTTTTAAAGCCTACCAGAGCAGCAACAGCATTACCGGATATTCTTTACAATGATTGGTTTGAGGCTATTGAGGCGGGTGCAATATCAAATTTGATGCTGATGCCGAAAAAGAAATGGTTTAACAGTCGAGGGGCTCTTCTCCAAAAGAAAATTTATTTACATGGTCTTGGTGAAGCGAAAATTAAAGCCAGAAAAACCAACAGTCAAACCAGGCTTACAGTACACCAGAGGATATTCGTATGATTGATATTTCCTCATTCCATGGAGAGATACCAAAGGTTTCAGACAAGTTACTGCCGGAGAATTATGCTTCAAGTGCTGTTAATTGTGATCTGCAGGAAGGACAGTTAAAGCCTACCAAGATAGCAACGTCTGAACAAGATGTTGAAGCCGGAGCAGAGTCAATTTACAGGATAGGCGAACAATGGCTACAATGGAATAATAAAATAAATGTTGTTTCCAGTCTTGTTTATAATTCTGGTGGCAGGATTATTTTTACAGGTGACGTATACCCGCAGGAGACAAATGTTGATCTGGGTATTGGCGTATCAGCTCCATATCCAACAGCCTCAAGAAGGCTGGGTATTGTAGCCCCTACTACAAAACTTACCAGTGCAATTGAGACA